CGGCTTGACGAGCCGGAGCCCGTCATGAGTCGCCGTTTTGAGACGCACCGGGTCCGCGCCGTGCAGCCGCTCGACCACCGCGTCCACCGGCACCTGCTTACCCGCGCCGAGCTGCAGGCGTTCAGCCGGCGCGCCACCGCCACGGTCGACTGCACCAGCTGCGGGCAACCTGCCGGCCAGCGATGCCGCAGCGGCAACGGCAACCCATGCCCGCCGCACTTCTGGCGCCTCGTCCGCCGCCGCAAGCTCGACGAGGCTGCACAGGAAGCGTCCCCCAAGACCTGAAGAACGCCGTGGCGCTGGTCGACATGGCCGGTTGCTTGGAAACCTCCTGCGCCCTTCGGGTGCGGGCGGCCGCCCTCCACCCCCTTCTCCCTTCCGTTCTTCGTCCATGGCCTCCACACGGAATCCTGAAGTCCACGTCGGCGTGGACAGCGGCCACCATGCCGGGGCCCTCGGCTCCTCCCCATGAGGAGCCCACGATCCGCATCCCGCGCCACTACGCGCCCGACGGCTTCCTCTGCCTGCGCAACCGCGGCCGCCCCATGACGCCGACGCGGGCGACGTGCTCCCTGTGCGGCGGCATCGTCATCCTGGCCGTCACGGCGCGGCGGCCCCCTCCCTAAGGTTTCCCCCTGCACCCCCTTCCTGTCACCCTCCCCTTGGCGTCGCCGGCGGGCGGCGAGGCGCGCGGAAAAATGGGGCGGCCGTGTTTCGATGCGTTAAAGGGCTGGTGTGTTGGTGCATGGATGCGCTGTCATGCCTGCCGTCAACATCGACGCCGACGTCTACGCCGCCTTCACGGCCGCCGTCCACGGCAAGCACGGCAAGCTGCGCGGCGTCCTCCAGGAGGAGGCGACGGCCGCGCTGCGCGCGCACCTTTCCCGCCTTCCCCCGGCCGCATTGAACGGGCACGCCGCGAAGGTGTCCACGAGGAAACCATGACCTGCATCGACTGCCCCAACTGCGGCGACCGCTTCGTCGCCGACAACCTCCTGGCCCTGGAGTGCCCGCGCTGCCTGCACCCCTTCAAGTGGCCTACGGCAGCCATCCAGGCCCGCGGCTTCGCCGTCGCCATCGCGGAGCGGTGAACCGTGCAGCCCGAGCTGCGCCGGATGCCCGTCAAGGACCTGGTGCCCGCCGACTACAACCCCCGCAAGATCACGCCGGCCCGCCGCCTGGCATTGAAGGAGAAGTACGCCCGCTGGGGCCACCTGGGCGTCATCGTCGTCAACCTGCGCTCACCGGGCCGCGGCTGGCCCGCCGACGCGAAGCCCACCATCGTCAGCGGCCACCAGGGCGCCCAGGCCCTCGCTGACCTCGGCGTCAAGGACGCCGACGTCAAGCTCGTCGACGTCGACGAGGCCGAGGAGCGCGCCATGAACCAGGCGCTCAACGAGCATGACGGCTACTGGCACCACCAGCTGCGCGCCGACGGCATCCGCCTCATCGACAGCCGCCGCCCCGAGCTGCTGCCCTTGACGGGGTTGAGTCCGGCGCGCATCAGCACCATCCTGCACGCGCCCCGCGAGAACAGCGGCAAACCGACGCCGAAGCCCGGTCGGGCGCGCAGCGGCGACGTGTGGACGTTGGGCAGCCACGTCCTCGAGGTCGGTGAGGACGCCGCGCAGGCCGACGCGCTTCTGTCGAAGTGGGAGGCCATGACGGGCAAGAAGGCCCTGCTGGACAACGGCCGCGTGGAGGACCGCCAGTGACGACCCCAACGCCATCGACCTGCGACGGGCCCAGCTGCCAGATGCACCTGGACGGCAACTGCAGCGGCCGCTGCTGCTGCCAAAGCCACGACTGCACCACCTGCGGCGCCAAAGCCGGAGAACCTTGCCCTGGAGCCCGCTCATGATCTGCCTCTCCCCCGCCGACGTCGCCCTCCTCGCCGTCGCCTACGTCCTGGGCAGCATCCTGAGCCGTCTGCTGACGCCCGCCGCCCGCCAGCTCCTCTACGCCGTCCGCCTCGAATTGCAGGTGCGCCGCATCCGCCGCCAACACCGCCGGGAGGCCCGCTAACCTGTGTGCCACACCCTGCCCTGCAGCCCCGACAAGACGCCCGGCGGCCGCACCTGCTGGCTCCGCCACGACTACACCGGCACCGCCCCCTTCGAGCACGAGATCCACGCTCCCGGCTGCGCCAAGGCCCCCACCTTCAGCCACTTCACCGGCGCCTCCACCACCGACGACGCCGTCACCTATGTCGTCGACGTCCAGGCCATCGCCTCCGCCGGCGACGCCTTCATCAGCCTGCACCCCGACGCCGTCGGCTTCACCCTCACCCACGGCGCCGCCGGCTGCCCCGCCCCCCCAGGCTCCGCCGTCACCAGCGTCAACGCCGCCGGCACCTGCATCGGCGGCCTCCACGTCTTCCCCGCCGGCGCCCTCCCCCGCCGCTGCAAATGCGGCGCCATGGGCATCGGAACCCCCGACGACGACTGGAGCACCTAACCTGCCCGCCCTCCGCGCCCTACTCAACGTCTTCCGCCGCCCCCCCCCGCCCCCGACCATCCAGCCCCGCCTCACCCCGCCCACCCGCATCAGCACCCTCATCCTACGCGAACGCCAACACCGCCGAACCTGCCCAACCTGCGGCAAAGAACACCGCCTCGGCAGCAAAGCCCACACCCCCAGGACCACCCCATGACCAAGCCCTGGGACCGCCTCCACAACGAATCCGCCCCCGCCCGCGAAGCCTTCCTCAAATACCGCGACCTCGGCGCCCAACGCAGCACCACGAAGGTATCACGCGAGTTAGGCAAGAGCAAGCCCCTCATGGATCGTTGGTGCCGCGCCCACGGCTGGGTGGAGCGCGCCAAGGCATGGGACGCGCACCTGGAGGAGCTGCTGCAGGCCCGCGTCGAGGCGGAGCTGGATGAGACGGCGAAGCGGCACATCGCCACGGCGCGCGCATTGCAGGACGTGCCGGTGCCGTTCCTGAACGAGTTGACCAGGCGCGCAGCGGCGGGCGACTTGGCGAAGGAATTGGAGAAGGTGCCCGCGGAGAAGGTGGCGGAGACGCTGGCGCGCCTCGGCCGCGTCTTCAAGGTCGGCGTCGACGTGGAGCGGCTTTCCTCGGGGCAGCCGACGGATCGGATGGCGTTGGAGGGCACGCCTGGTCGGCCGGTTCAAGTCGTGGACCCCATCGCGTCTCTCGTGGCCAGGGATCCGGAGGCGCGCCGATTGGCGGAGGCGCTGTTGAAGCGCAGCCTGCAGTCGGCGCCTGCGGCTGCGTCGGAGGAGGCATGACGGCCCTGGAGGTCCTGGGCTTCGTTGGAGCCATCTTCTTCGGCTTGATGCTCGTGGGCATGCTGGCGCTGCTGCTGCGGGATGCTTGGGCGCGCCGCCTCGGCCTCGATCCTGGCCGCCTCGATCCGTCCAGCTGGTATCCGCGGCCGCTGCGGCGCGTGTGGCCGTGGCCGACGCGGCAAGCCTGGCGCCGGCCGCCGGGGCCGCCCGTCGCCCATCCCCCGGTGCCGCCCACCGTGGAGCTGCGGCCGGATGGGCAATGCTGCGAGCCGGACGACTTCATCGACCTGGCGGAGCGGCGGCCCGTGTGGCGGCGCGGCGGCAGCGGAGGCGCCTGACGTGGACCGTCGCTGCCTCCTGTTCGCGGCCTTGCCCTACGCCCCTGGTCGCCTCCCGCCGCAAGCTACCCCGGAAGGCCGGCAAGCGTACAACGACGTCATCGACCTCGTCAACTCCGACCACCGACGCCGAGACTGCGCCGCCTGCCACGGCCCAAACCTGGAGACTGCCCCGACATGACGCTCGACCCTGGCAGGGCGCCGCCCATCCTCGTCCTTCTCCTGTTCGTCCTGCTGCTCCTGGCCGCCGAGCTCGTCGCCTGGGGGCTGGGCATCTGACGCATACCTGCCACGCCAAGGGCTGCAGCCGCCCTTGCCCGCCCACCTGGCTCCTGTGCAAACCCCACTGGCGCATGGTCCCCTGGGCCCTGCAGCGCGCCGTCTGGAGCACCTACCAGGCCGGCCAGGAGCTGCGCCTCGTCGCCCCCTCTCCGGCGTGGCATGACGCCGCCGACGCCGCCATTCATGCCGTGTGGCAAAGGGAGAACCCCGGCCACGGGCAACGCCAGGTCCGCAGCGTCGACGACTGGCAGCAGCTGCGCCGCGCCGCCACGGAGAAAACATGACGCCCCCGACGTTCCGCGTCTGCGGCAGTAATCCCACCGTCAAGGAGCCGACCCTCCAGTACCCGCCCATTGACGTCCCCTGGGGCTTCGTCGCACCCCACGAGGCCGGCGCCATGCGCAACCACGGCCAGGACTTCGCCACCCTGCACCGCCGAGGAGGCGTGACCCCGACGGAGCTGCTGGCCATCCTCGACTGCCGCGGCCACCTGCCCCTCTACGACGCGGCCACCATGCGCCGCCAGGAGCGCGCCGGCCACGACGAGCTGCAGCGCCGCCTCCAAGCCTGGAGGGAGAGGCAGCCCTGATCTTCGACCTCGACGCCCGGCGCCTCGCCCGCGCCATGCCGACCGGCCTGGCCCGCCTCGTCGACCCCGACTTCGAGCTGACTCCCCTCGTCGAATTGGAGAACCGCCTCTGGCTCGACCTGGCCGCCGGCACCTACGACCGCATTGGCGTCGTCGCCCCGCCCCGCCACGGCAAGACCTACCTCAGCAAGTACGGGTGGGCCTGGTACCTCGGCAACTGGCCCAGCCGCAAAGGCATGGAGGCCACCTACAACCTGCAGCTGGCCCGCGAGACCACGCGCGAGGTCCGCGACCTCCTGCAGCAGCACGGCCGCGACGTCTACGGCGTGCGCGTGCGCGGCGACGCCGGCAGCGCCACCGACTGGAAGACCGACCAGGGCGGCGGCATGCTGGCCGGCGGCCGCCAGGGCGGCTTCACCGGCCGCGGCGCCCACCTGATCCACGCCGACGACCTGTTCAAGAACCAGGACGAGGCCGAATCGCCGACCGTGCAGAAAGAGGCCATCCGCTTCCTGCGCACCACGCTCACAACGCGCTTGGAGAAGAACGGCGCCATCCTGATCACGAACACCCGCTGGACGGAGAACGACGTCTTCGGCTACATCGTCGCCCGGCAGCGAGCCCGCTGGACGCCCGAACGCCGCGGCCTCCTCGTCCGGGTGCCCGCCATCGCTGACGGCCTCGACTTCGAGGGCAAACTGCCCATGCCCGACCCATGCGGCCGCCCCACTGGAGCCGCCCTCTGGGAGGACCGCTACCCGCTGGGCGTCCTCGAGGACCGCCGCGGCGAGGTCGGCCCCGTCGGCTTCAAGACCGTGTACCAGGGCCTGCCGGCCCGCACGGAGGGCCGCCTGTTCCAACGCAGCGACTTCCGGTATTGGTCCGTGTCGCCAACGTCGGACGCCTTCGTGCTGCACAAGCCCGGCGGCCAGCTCACCGTGCCGCGCGGCGCCTGCACGTTCGCGGCCTTCATGGATCTCGGCGCCACTGACGAGCTCGAAGTCAAGGAGGACACCGATCCCGACTGGTCGGTCATCAGTGTCTGGGCGTACGCGCCCGAGGGCGACATGCTGCTCGTCGACGTCATGCGGGAGCGCGTCGACACCACGAAGCAGGAGGCCATGTACGACGAGGCCCGCCGGCGCTGGAAGTGCCTGGTGCACATCGAGAAGGCGTTCATCGGCATCGCATTGGTGCAGAACCTGAAGAAGCGCGGCCGCCCTTTCGCCGCCGTCGATGCCGACCGCAACAAGGTCGCGCGCGCCCGCGCCCTGCAGGCCAAGTACCAGCTCGGCAGCGTCTACCACCCCGACCCCGACCTGGTCGATGCGCCGTGGCTGTCGGCGTGGGAGGACGAGGTCCTGGACTTCCCGAAGGGCGACCACGACGACCAGGTCGACACTGGCGCGTACGCCGCAGCGCATGGGGCCAAGTGGGCGACGCCGCGCGTGCGCAGCCTCTACGACGATGCCGAGGCGGACGCCTCGAACCGGCGCGCAAGCGAAACCTAAACCCCTAAACCCCTGGGCATCGGTGGCGGAGCCGTGCGCATCTTCGGCTTCGACGTCAGCCGGCGGACGGAGAAGCGGTACAGCATCGAGGACCTGCGCCGCGAAATCGGCTTCACCCTGTTCGGCGGCGAGCTCGACCCTGCCCGCGTCACGCAGGAAGGCTACCGGGAGAACCCCGCCGTCGGCGCCGCCGTCAACCGCATCCTGACGGCCGCCGCGCAGGTGCCGTGGATCGTGCAGGTGTCGAAGGAGAATCAGAAGGGGGAGACCGAGTACGAGGACGTCGGCGCCGACCACCCTGCCCGCCGGCTCCTGGAGTATCCGTCGGAGATCTACGATTGGAGCCGCGTCGTCGAATCCGTCATCGGCAACCTGCTCCTGTACGGCGAGGCGTACGTCTACCTCAACGGGCCCGGCGCCGCTGCGCAACAGCCCGGCCGGGAGCCCATGGAAGCGTTGTGGCTGCCGCGGCCGTGGCTGCAGTCCGATCCGGAGGCCAGCTACACCGACCGCAAGCCGCTGCTCATCCAGACCCGCGACGGCACCCGGGAGCTGCCCCGTCACCGTGTCGTCGAGGTCTTCTTCTGGAACCCGGCGTCCCCGTTCATTGGGCAGTCGCGCATCCGGCCGGCCGCCGGCAGCATCGACGCCTCGAACCTGGGGCGCCGCTGGAACACGGCGCTCTTGAAGAACAGCGCGCGGCCGCCCGGCGTCTTCGAGGCGGAGGACAGCCTCGACGAGACGACCTTCCAGCGCCTGAAGGCCGAGATCCAGGGCCAGTACACGGGCACCGCGAACGCCGGCCGCCCGCCGCTCCTGGAGGGCGGCGTGAAGTGGAAGTCGACGGGCCTGAACGCCGGGGAGCTGGAGTGGCTGGGCGGCATGCGGGAGGCCAAGCGGGAGATCGCCACGAACCTCATGCTCGACCCGACGTTCCTGGGCGACCCGGAGGTCCGCACCTTCGCCAACTACGAGGAGGCCCGCCGCGGCCTCTACGAGGACACGGTGCTGCCGCTGCTGAACGCCGTGCGCAGCGCCTTCGAGATCAAGCTGCGGCAGTGGTGGCCGGAGCTGCGCCTGTTCCTGGACACCGACAAGGTCCCGGCGCTCTACGCTGCGAAGCTGAAGCAGTGGGAGGGCATGGGCGGCCTGGTCGACAAGGGCATCCTGACGCGCAACGAGGCCCGCCGCGAAATGGGCTTCGACGACGCCGACGGCGCCGACGTGCTGCTGGTGCCGATCAGCCTGACGCCTATCGGGGACGTCGGCGGCGGCGAGCTGGGCGGCGCCGAAGTCGACGCCGGCGACCAGGACGGCAAGGACGTCGAGGCCGAGGCGAAGGCCGCCGCGAGGTAAGCATGCCGTGGAAGGGCGGCGTCCACGTCGCGCGCAGCCGCATCGCAACCAGGCACGTCCGCCGCTTCAAACGCCTGGCCAGCGGCATCTTCCGCCGCCAGGCTGACGCCTTCTGGGAGGTCAGCGCCGGCGCCGGCACCACGGACGACCTGGTGCGCGCCGTCGACGCCGCCGCCCTGCAGCTGCACCCGGCGTGGCGGGACTGGACGAAGAAGTGCTACGTCCTGGTAGGTGCCGACTACGCCGAGGACGCTTTGCCGCCCCGCCAGCAACAGAAGCGAGCGTCCTCCATCGGGGACGAGGACTGGTGGCAGCTGTGGCTGCGTCTGACCGTGCAGTACGCGCAGACGCAGTCGGCCTCCCGCATCCAGGACGTCGACGAGGCAACCCGGCAAGCCATCCGCCGCGTCATCCGCGACGGCGTCGGCGCCGGCGAGGGCATCCCGCAGATCCGCGACCGCATCGACGGTGTCCTGCGCAGCTCCTTCACGACTGTCCGCGCGGAGCGCATCGCGCGCACGGAGGTCCCGACGGCGGCGCGTGCCGGCGCGTGGCAGGCGCCCATCGCCTTCGGCATCGACGGCGACCTCGTCAAGAGCTGGCAGGATTCGGGCGACGTCCTGGTGCGCCACAGCCACGCGGAGGCGACCGTGGAGAACCAGGCCATCGGCTACTTGGACGCCTTCCGCGTCCGCAGCCCGAGCTCGGGCGCCGTGCAGCTGCTCAACTTCCCGGGCGACACGTCGCTGGGCGCGGATGCGAGCAACGTCATCAACTGCCGCTGCGACTCCTTCACGGACCTGGCGCGGTAAGGCCAAACGGAAATCCATATGGACGGCGGCCGCCCTGCTGCCATTGGATGACGCGCACCATCAACATCAACGCGCACGACCTCGACCCCGCTGCCTGGACGGAGCTCGTCGCCGACGTCGACGCCGCAGTCGCCAAGGCCCGCAAGGCCACCGGCGGCAGCGGCATCAACGGCAACGTCTACGACAGCCACGGCGACCCGCAGAACCGCGCCCTCTGACGCAAGCCCGATCGTCTCCCCTTCTTCCCTCCGGCCCTGTAAGAGAGCCCGGTACTCCCCCGCCGAAGTGACCGCTAAGACCGGCAACCAAGCCCCCGGGCTTGGCGCGGGGATTCGCAGGTTCAAATCCTGCTGGGGCCACTGCAACGCCTTTTCGGCAACCTCAAGCACGCCGGCCCCCCTGGCGGCGTCATGCAGAAGGGCGCCCGCCCGGCCGTCATGGAGATCCGCGCCGTCGACGACGCCGGCACCTTCGAGGGCTACCTCAGCCGCTTCAACGAGGTCGACGCTTACGGCGACGTCATGATGCCCGGCTGCTTCACGAAGACCCTCAAGGAGAAGGGCACCCGCCGCCCCATGCTCTGGCAACACCAGTCCTGGGAGCCCATCGGCGTCATCGACTGCAAGCAGGACGACGTCGGCCTGCAGATCACCGGCCGCCTCAACCTGGACGTGCAGCGCGGCCGCGAGGCGCTGGCCCTCATCAAGCAGGGCAGCGTCCGCGGATTGTCGCAGGGCTTCGTCGTCGTCGACTACGAGCCCCGCCGGGAAGGCGGCGGCCGCAACGTCAAGGAGGTCGACCTCTGGGAGGGATCGCCGGTCACGTTCCCGGCGCTGCCATCCGCGCAGATCATCGCCGCCCGCCACCTTCTGCCGCCCAGCCTCGCCGGCGACGACGCCGGCGACGAGCGCAGTATGGAGGCCCGCCTCCTGTTGCGCAGCCTCGCGCAGCAGCTCGCCGCGCACCCCCTGCCGGCCTCGGAGTAGAATCCGGCACCCTTTTCTTTCCGCCGAGGGTGTTTGGCCTTCGAGGACCATGGCCCCTGAGCCGCTTTCCGACGCCGAGCTGCAGCAGCTCCGTGAGCTGACCACCAAGACGCCGCAGCTCCTGACGCGCCTGGAGCAGCTGCAGGAGCAGGCCAAGAAGTGGCCGGAGACGGCTGCCCCGCAGCTGAAGGCCCTGGAGGAGCAGCTGGCCGACACGCGCAAGCAGCGCGACGTCCTGGAGAAGAAGCTGAACGACCGCTTCGACCAGGTCGAGCTCCGCCTCAACCGGCCCGGCGCCGGCGCCGGCAACCAGCTCAACGACGCCGACAAGCTGGCCATGCGCGCCTTCGACAAGTTCCTGCGCCGCGGCGCCACCAACCTCAACCCCGAGGAGCTGCGCGCGCTCGAGGGCGACGACCCGAAGGTCGGCGGCTTCCTCATCCCGCGCCCGCTGCGCGGCCAGATCATCGAGGAGCTGGTGCAGGTCAGCCCCATCCGCGCCCACGCCGCCCCCGTGACCATCACGCAGGGCGACGCCTTCGAGGACCCCCGCGACGACGGCTCCTTCAGCGCCGGCTGGGTCGGCGAGCGCCAGGCGCGCCCCGCTACCGGCACCCCCAACTTCGGCGCCGTCAAGACCGACCTGAAGGAGATGTACGCCTTCCCGCAGGCGACGCAGCGCCTCATCGACGACGCCGGCTTCGACCTGGCTGCCTACGTCGCCCGCAAGATCCGCGAGCGGTTCGGCAAGCTGGAGGGCGAGGGCTTCGTCAACGGCGACGGCGGCGAGCTGCAGCCCGAGGGCATCCTGCAGAACGGCGACGTCGCCACGGTCAACAGCGGCAGCGCCGCCGCCCTGACGGCTGACGGCATCCTCAACCTGTTCGCCGCCATCCCGACGGCGTACGCCCAGGGAATCGAGCTGTTCATGAACCGCAGCGCGGCCTTCGCGCTGCGGAAGCTGAAGGACACGCAGGGCCGCTACCTGTGGGAGCCCGGCCTGCCCGTCGGCGGGCTGCCGGGCCTGCAGGGCAACGCCGTGGCGACGCCCGCCAGCTTCGCCGGCGTCCCCATCGTGGAGACCCCGGACCTGCCGAACGTCGCCGCCGACGCGAAGGTCGCCTTCGCCGGCAACCTGCGCGAGGCGTACCGCATCGTCGACAAGCTCGACGTGCGCATCACGCCCGACCCCTACACGAACAAGCCGTACGTCGGCTGGTACGCCACCCGCCGCGTCGGCGGCCGCGTCATCGTGCCCGGCCGCATCAAGATCCTCAAGGTCGCTGCCTGAGGAGAGCGAACCCGGCAACCTGAAACCCCACCCTGAGCTGACCTGACCCATGGCCCGCGCCACCCTCACCCGCACCACCAAGCCCGTCCAGAGCCTCGCGCCTGCGCTGCGCGCGGCGTCCGCCAACGGCGCCGCCGTCGACCGCAAGGGCTTCGGCGACGTCATGGTCGTCGTCAGCCCGGGCGCCCTGACGGACGGCGTGCACACGCCGAAGCTGCAGGCGGCCGACGACGACCCCGCCAACCCGGGGACGCCGCTGGCCGCGTCCTGGGCGGACGTGGCGGCCGCCGACCTGGTGGGCGCCCTGGCGGCTGTGGTCGCCAACACCCTGCAGTGGGTCGGCTACCGCGGCGTGCAGCGGTACGTCCGCGTCGTCCTCACGGTGACGGGCGCGCCGGCCACGGGCGCCATCGTGGGCGCCAACGTCGTCCTGGGCGACCCGGCGAAGGTCCCGACCGCCTGAGGCCCAGATGCCTGAGGAGGCCAGGGATCGGGGGAAGGCGCCGGAGAACCGCAGCCTCGGCAAGCCCGCGGAGAACCGAGGCAAGCCGGCGAGCCAGGACCGGAAAGGGTAAGGCCACCCCGCCGGCTTCCCCCGCATGGAGTCCAGGAATCCCCTCCAAGACGAGAAGGCCGCCGACGCCAAGCGCGCCCAGGAGAAGCTGGCCGCCACCGACGGCGACGAGACGCAGCTGACGCAGAAGGAGGCCGACGCCACCCGCGACCAGGCCGTCCCCGGCGCCGGCGGCATCGAGGTCCCTGCCCACCGCGCCGACGCCGGCACCGTGGCAGCCGCCCGCGAGGAGGCCGAGCGCACCGGGCAGCCGGTGACGGCGCCGCAGGGCACCGCCGAGAACCGCGCCACGGAGACCGGCACGGTCGGCAGCACCGGCAAGGCCGCTCGCACCGCCGACCGCGCCGTCGAGGAGGCCGTCGACCCCGCGGAGAAGAAGGACCCCTTCAAGGAGACGCCCGGCGGCCCCACCAGCATCGCGCCCAACAAGTCGCAGCCTGGCGGCATCGGCAAGAGCGAGGCGCGCCGGCAGCGCCAGTTCAACGAGCGGTAGATGCTCCGCGTCCTCCTTCTCCTCCTCGCCCTCATCAGCCTGGTCGCGTGGATCGTGTGCCAGGTCGCCGCCGAGCGGCCGCGGGCGGCGTGGCTGGCGAAGGCCAGCCTCATCGTCCTCTTGACGTGCCTGTTCCTCCTCGAGGCCATCGAGGACACGGCGACGTGAAGCGGCGGCTCCTTAGAGCCCGCCGGCGGTCCAGGCCGCGATGCCGAACGCCTACGCCGACGCCGCCCTCGTCAAGCAGCTGGCCGGCGTCACCTACGCCGACCTGGGCCTGGTCGACGACGCTGCCCTCGACGCCCTCATCCTGAAATTGAACCAGCGCGCCAGCGCCATCATCGACCGCGAGGCCGGCCGCGACTTCCTGCAGCACGTCGCCGCCGTCGAGACCTTGGACGGCAACGACGGCACAGATCTCCTTCTCCAGGGCTTCCCCGTCCTGAGCATCGCCAGCGTCACCGACCGCGGCGTCGCCCTCGACTCCACGGGCTACCGCCTGAAGCCGACGCGCAACGGCAGCAACGCCGGCGTCCTGCAGCTGGCCGACCTGGAGCCCTGGACGCAGGAGTACAACCGCTACGTCGTCACCTACACCTGGGGGTACACCACGCCGCCCCTGGACGTGCAGCAGGCCGCCGAGAGCATGGTCATCCGCGCCCTGCAGGCCGCCAAGGGCGACGCGCGCGCCACGGGCGCCACCAGCTGGTCGATGGATGGCTTCAGCGTCACCTACGACCGCCAGCTGCGCAGCTTCCTCTCGGACGCCGAAGTGCGCGCCGTGCGCGCCTACCGTGTGGGAGCCTGACGCCATGCGGCCGGATGACGTCGTCGCCAGCCTGGGCGAGAACGTCGTGCACAGCCGCGTCACGGCGGCCGTCTACGACGCCCCCGGCGCCTTCAGCGAAGCCGCCAGCACCATCGCTACGGCGACCATCAAGGCCATCGTCAGCCAGCCCAGCGAGCGGCAGCTGCCCGTGCGCCTGCAGGGCGCCAACGCCTTCAAGCTCACCGTGCCCAGCTCGACGGACGTGAAGAGCGACCGCGCCGGCCGGCCCGATCGCTTCACGGTGCGCGGCATCCTCTGCGAGGTCCAGGAGGTCCGCGACGACTTGCACCCCGCCACGAAGGCACGCAAGAAGACGGTCCTCGTGGCGGCCGTCAGCGTGCCCTCGGTGCAGCCGTGATCTCCATCGACGTCCGCACGGAGGCCGTGCGGGCTGCCGCCCTGCAGGCTCCGCAAGCCGTGCGGCGCGCCCGGGATCGCTGGGCGCCCCGCGCCGCGGCGTACACGGCGACGGAAATGGCGCGCCAGATCCTCATGCGGCAGAAGACGGAAGGCCGCACGGGCTACCTGCGCAAGAGCATCCGCAGCGACTTGTTCCAGGGCGGCTTCACAACGTACCCGGCGGCCGCGTACGCCGGCTTCGTTGACCAGCCGACGCAGCCGCACGTCATCGAGCCCCGCAACCGGCAGGCATTGGCGTTCGCGCGCAGCGGCGGAGTCCTATCCAGGTCTTTGACGGGCAACGTGCGGACGCGCATGCTGTTCGGCGGCCGCCAGGCGACGACGTCAGCCGTCATCGTCCGTCGGGTCCATCACCCGGGCACGCGCGGCATGTTCTTCATCGACGCCACGGCGCGCGTCGTTCTGCCGTCCGTGGCGGACATGCTGGAGCGCGAGGTTCAAGAGGAAATGCGGAGGTCCGGGTGGTGATGGACGCCGTGGCGGATTGCCCGCGCTGCAGGTCGACGCACGCCGGCGTCGACTTCCAGCAGTTGCAGCTGCCCGTCGAAGCCGAGCCCGGCGTCCTGGCGTACACGTTCACGCATTGGGCGCCCTGTCCCACTACGGGCGAACCCGTTCTGATGCGCCGCCGGAGCCTGGCATGACGCGCCGCTGGGCGCCGGCCATCAAGGCCATCCAGGAAGCCCTGCAGGCCGCCCTCGAGGCCGAGCGCGTCGCCCAGCAGCTGGATCTGCCCGTCGGCATGCGGGGCGCCAACCTGAAGGTCAGCGTCGCGGAGGACGTCGGCCGCAAGCCGGCCACACCCTTCAGCATCCAGGTCCTGCCGCCGGAGAACGGCAGCGGCACCTACCTGTCGACGCTGCAGCTGACCAGCACGTTCACGCTGCGCTGCTACCTGCGCGCCGCCGCCGTCGACGAGGTCGGACGCCTGACGGCCATCCGGGAGCTGCAGGGCCTGGTCCTCGACGGCTTCCAAGCCGCCCAGACGCTCGGCGGCCTCATCATCGGCCCCGCCGAACCCGCCATCGACTGGCGGGATCTCCTGCCCGGCGAAGGCGAGCTTAGCCAAGAGATCGGCGTGCGCGTCGTCGTCCGCCAGTGACCCGGCGCAACCCGGAAGCCCTAAACGGCTCCCGGAAGGTCTACGCTTCGCCATGGCGCGCATCATCCGCCGGAAGGGCGGCGTGGAGGAGGAGCTGCACCACCGCAGCGGCCTGGAGGTCCTGACCGTGCGGGACGAGCCCTTCGACGTCGAGGACCCCGACGTCGCCGCCGACCTGGTCCTGGACGGCACCGAGCGGTTCGAGGCCGACCCCAGCGACCAGGAGACGGCGGCCGCCGTCTCGGCGCTGCAGGCCAAGCGCGACGCCGAGACGCGCGCCAAGGAGGCTGAGGCGGCCAATGGCTGACGCCGCCGCCTTCAAGGGCTTCCTCGGCGTCGGCGTCGGGGGCGCCGGCCTGGCGGACCTGCGCGCTGCCAAGCTGGCCCGCACGCTGTTCTGCCGGTACTACGACCTGGACTTCACGGAGAACCCCAACGAGGTCGTCGACCCCACCAGCGGCCGCAGCGAACCCGAGAGCGTGCAGCTGGGCAACCACGACTCCCGCTTCAAGGGCACCCTCGAAGGCACCACGAGCGGCCCCATCCCGATCCTGGCCCGCAGCGCCCTGGGCGGCGCCCTGACGACGACGACTGTGGGCGTGACGGGCAAGCAGCACAAGGTCGTCCTCGGCGACACGCCCGGCATCGACGACCGGCTCAGCCTGGAGCGCAACTTCGGCACCGCCGCCGACGGCGACGCGCAGGCCATCAACGGCATCGTCAGCAAGCTCGCGTACAACGCCCAGCAGGTCGACGCCCGCTGGGAAGTCGAGGGTCTGGGCAGCTCGCCGGCGCGCGTGGCCACGGCGACGTCGCCCACGTTCCCGAGCGTCCTGGCGCAGATGGGCCAGCGGTTCACGACGTTCACGCTGGACGCCGATGCCACGCGGCCGGTCCGCAACTTCCGCTGGGAGATCGCCCGGCAGCTGACGGAGGACGACTTCGACGTCAGCAGCCGGCAACGCCGGGATGCGACGTACAAGAAGCTGATGGCGACGTTCCGCGCGGAAGTCGTCTACCAGGACATGAAGGACCTGCGGCGCTTCTGGGGCAGCGTCACGGCGACGAGCCCCGGCGACGTGGAGGCGTACTACGGGTGCACCATCAAGACGGAGCGCGCCGACGTCATCGCCGGCGGCACCGCCAAGCACACCGTCCAGTTCGACGCGCCCAAGTGCTTCGTGAAGGTCGAAGGCATCCCCCTGAAGGCGCCCGACCAGGTGCGCCTCACCCTGACAGGGCAGGCCATCTACAGCCCCGCCGACAGCAAGGCCGTCGACCTGACGTTCATCAACGACGTCGCCGGCTACTAAGGCGCGCATCGAAGCCCCTAAAACCGCGGGACGGCGATGAGGGGGCCGGCAGCGTAGGCGCCACCCCAGCATCCGCTGGGGCCCTACCCGCCGGGGACATGGCGCCGCCCCCCAGGCAACGCCCTTCGGGCTGGCTGGGACCTCCGCGAGGGATCCCCATGGCCAAGTGCAAGCTGCCCGTGAAACTGAAGGACCTGGAAGGCAAGGAACACGCCATCGACCCGTTCGAGCCCGACGTCTCCATCGAGGACGTCGAGAAGTACGAGCTGGCCATGAAGGCCCTCGGCTCCCCGACGATGCCGCCGGAGCAGCTGGCGAAGCTGCGCGCCGACTTCCTCGAGCGGACGCGCGCCAAGAACGGGCCCACCGAGGACGACCTGGCGCAGTACGAGAAGGACCTGCAGCGCGCCGGCTCCGGCGTCGCCGCCCCGAACGCCGCCATCCTCAACCTGCGCACCCGCTTCCTCCGGGACGTCCTGGCCAAGGTGCCCGGCGTCCCGAAGGAGTACCAGCTGCGAGTCGGCGACGTCCAGGTCATCTTCTTCACGATCTGGAAGGCGTGCTTCCAGGTGCCGGATGGCCCTTTGGGATAGCTGAGCGCACCATGGTCGCGCTGCAAATGCTGGGCATCGGTGAACCCTCAGCCCGGCGCATGCGCACCAGCGTCAGCGACGCCGTCTTCATGGCCGCCCTGCCGCATCGCCCCGACGTCGCGGAGTTCCTGCGCCTGGCCGACGGCCGCCTGAACGCCGGCACGATGGGCCCCACGGTCACGGTTCGGGCCTTCCTGGAGAACCTGCAGAAAGGACTGTACGATGACTGAAGCCCGCATCATCATCATCGCCGACGACCGCAGCCAGGCCGAGCTCGACGCGCTCATCGGTCGCCTGGACAACGTCGACCGCAGCGGCAAGAAGACCACGAGCACCTTCCGCGACTTCGCCGACAGCATGGCCGGCGGCGCGCACGAAGTCGAGCGCGCGATGAGCATGATGACGCGGCTTGACCTCGTGCAGATCAGCATCGAGCAGAGCAACGATCACGTCGCCGCGGCGCAGGAACGCTACAATGACGCGCTGGCGCGGTACGGGCCGAACAGCCAGCAGGCGGTCACGGCGGCGCAGGGCCTGAAGGGCGCCCACGACAGCTTGGAGAAGTCGCAGCTGCGCGCCGAGCTGAGCATGGGCCTGGTCATCGCCAGCAGCCTGCAGATGGCGACCACGGCGGTCCCGGCCGCCATCGCTGCCTTGACGGGCCTGGCGGCCGCGGAGACGACTGCCGCCGTCGCCGGCGGCATCCTGGCGACGACGCTGTCGCTGGGCACCGCCGCCATCGCCATCACCGCCGGCATCGTCGCCTTGAAGGCCGCCATGGACGGCTTCAGCGGCTCCACGTCGCACGCCAGCGACGACGTCACCCGGTACGAGGCTGACCTGCAGCGGGCCAACGAGAAGGTCGACCGCCTGGCGAAGGGCCAGCTGACGTTCAAGGAGACGTTCAGCTGGAAGACGGACGCCCAGCTGGCGGCCGGCGCGCTGCGCAGCGTCGAGGACGCCGCGCGCAGCCTGGCCGACGCGGAAGCCGAGGCCGCCCGCACCTACATCCAGAACGAGGACCTGAAGGCGACGTTGGCCGGCAACGACGCCGAGGCCATCAAGCGCATCCGGGACGCCGCCGCCCAGGACCTCGCCAGCCAAGACGCAGCCCTACGCAGCAACGTGGGCAGCGCCGCCCGTGGCGCGGCGGAGGCCGCCAAGCAGTCCGACGTCGACCGCATCAAGAGCGCAGACGACGCCCTCAAACGCATCGGCGACGACGCCAAGGCCACCGAGGACAAGCTCACGGCCGCCGCCAAAGCAACCGACGATGCCTGGAAGGCGGCGCTGGGCCACGTCGGCGTCAGCCTGGAAGCCCTCTCCACGGCCGCGCTCGGCCAGCTGTCGACGGCCGCCGGCGAGCTGGGCGGCCTTGCCAAGCAGGCCCTGGACGCCCGCGCCGCCGAAGACGAGATCACGAAGTCGGCGCTGCAGAGCAGTGATGCGCTGCGGAAGCAGGCGCACATCACCGCCGAGAAGGAGGAGACGACGGCCGACTTCATCAAGCGCCTCAAGGAAATGGGTTTCACCGAGGCGGAGATCGCGCAGCGCCTCGACGCCACGGGGCGCGTCATGCGCTCCCAGAGCGACGCCACCGACGACGCGACCACGTCCACGCGCAACCTGCAGTCCGCGCAGGCCGCCTACGCCGGCAGCAGCTACGGCTCCTCCAGCAGCGGCGCCTACGGCGGCGGGGGCGGCGTGCCCGCCTGGGCCGCCGGCGACTTGACGCAGCGCCGCATCAGCGCCGAGGCGCAGACCCGCATCGACCAGTTGCATGACGTGCTCAGCCAGACGACGGACGCCCAGCTGCGCAGCCGCTTCCTCGGGGAGCTTGCCAGCCTGCAGCAGGGCAGCGCCTTCGTGGACGCGCGCGGCAACACCCGCTGGGACCTGGCCAGCCTCATGAACACCGGGCCCGGCGTCGACGTCACCGGCGTCAAGCGCGGCACCTACGCGCCGCACGGCGTCGGCTTCCAGAACGTCGGCGGCATCGGCTCGACGGACATGCCCAACGTCTACGGCAGCCGCACCCTCGTCAGCGACAACCGCGGCGGCATGAATTACGACGGCGACAACCCGCAGGGCGGCCAGGTCTTCAACGGCGGCATCGTCGTCAACGTCTACAACCCCCGCAATCAGAAGGACGTCGAGGACGGCGTCCGCCAGGGCACGACGGGCGCCGGGACGCAGACGCGCACCCGGGCCAGCGCACGCCGAGGCTGACCGCCATGGCGATCCAGCCGCGTCCGCCCGCCATGCCGCCGCAGCGCATCAAGCTCACCTATACGCCGCTGGCCGGCGGCGCACCGACGATCTGGACGGAGGGCCCGGTCGGCATGGCGAGCATCATCCCGCCGTCGCCGTACTTGTGGTGGCGGTTCGAGGAGCTGGTCGGCGCCGCGACGGCCGCCGACGCGACCAGCAACGCGCGCAACGGCACCATCGCCAGCGCCGTCGTCGCCGGCGGCATCGGCAAGTGGGGCAAGGCGTTCGACTTCCCGGGCGGCGCCAACAACACCGTGCGCGCCACAGTCAACAGCACGTTCGCGGCGTTCACCTTGGCGGCATGGATCTACGCCGACAGCATGCCGAACACCCTGCCGCGCGTCTTCGACAAGGGCAATGACTTCCGCCTGCAGCTCAACCAGGGGAACAGCAACCTGCAGTTCGCCGGCGGCGTCGGCGGCGTCGTCACGACGCTCAACAGCCCGACGGGCTCCTTCCAGTTGAACCGCTGGTACCACGTCGCCGGCGTCTACGATGGCGCCAACCTCATCCTCTACGTCAACGGCCAGGAGGTCGCCCGCACGGCCCTCACGGGCACCATTGATAACAATACGACGACGCTGCGCGTCGGCGGCAACGACGAGACCAGCAGCCGCGCCTTCGACGGCCGCATCGACGAGCCCATCTTCTACAACCGTGCCCTCACCGCCGGCGAGATCCTGGCGCTCGCCGCTGACACCCCGAACCGGCGGCCGCTCAGCAGCTTCAACCGCATCCTCGACTGCAGGGCCACCCTGACGCAGAGCATCGGCGACCAGGCCGCCGAGCTCGCCCTCGACAACACTGGCGGCCTGTTCAACGCCATCGAGAGCGGCGGCATCGTCCGCCTCGAGGTCCAACGCCTGCAGGACGCCGCCCTGACGTTCCTCGTCGAGGGCTACGTCGGGGAGCCCCGCGTCAAGATCAGCCAGACGCGCCCCGTGCTGCGCGTTCCCGTCATCGGCCTCAACAGCATCCTGGACCTCCTGGAGCTCAGCCAGGACCACGACTTCCAGGCCATGGCCTATACGTCGATGTTCGACACGCTCTGCACCGCGTACTTGACGGGGTACACGCGCACGATCACGGCGGACGCCGCCGCGGGCACCATGAAGTTCCCGAAGGGCATGAAGCTGCGCGAGGCCCTGGACATGATCCGGCGGGCCCTCAACGCCGCCACGACGCCGTCGAAGTGGGAAATGCTGGCCCTCAAGGACGGCGCCACCCGCGAGATCCGCCTGTTCAAGCGCGGCGCCGTGAACCAGGCGACGCTCAGCTTCCATGAGGCGCGCGAGGGCACCGACCTCAGCAAGGGCTCCGCGTACCACGTCGTCAACCGCTCGACGGTGCGCGGCGCCATCGTGCCCAGCCAAACCATCGACAAGACCGGATTGGCGGCCGCCGGCCAGGTCCTCCTCAACGCCATCGCCGATTGGGCCAGCCAGCCCTTCGTCGCCCTGGACACGCCCCTGTACAGCCACACGGTCGCCGGCGACCGCAGCAGCGGCCGCGACCCGCCCAGCCTCAGCGGCCTCGTCGCCCGCAACAGCGACAACCTCAGCCTCGTCACCGAGGCGATCGGGCTCCGGTACGGCGCCGCCGAGACGCGCCGCTGGGCCGGCTTGAAAGGCAACCTGCAGGAGCTGTGGAATTACAACAACAGCACCGATGGCATCGGGCAGAGCAACACGCCCAACGCCATCCCGGCCGACAGCGTCTTCCGGGAATACATCGCGTGGGACAACGGCGTCGCCGTCGCCTGCCGGTACATCTTTTGCGCCTGGAGCGGCAGCAACAGCAGCGCGGACTGGAAAGTCCAGGGCTCGAACGACGACGCCGCCTGGACGGACCTCATGGTCGCCCCCGGCAGCGTCGGCACGAATCAGACGCCGGCCGTCACGGACACGACGGCGTACCGCTACCACCGCCTCCTCTACAAGACGTCCAGCCTCGCCGTCGGCGTCACCCTGCGCGAGCTCCGCCTCTACGAGTGGACGAACCTCGCCACCGACCCCGCCACGCCGCAGGCGCTCCTGCAGCGCACCAGCCCAGGCGGCATCAGCCAGGCGTTCGGCACGACGAAGGAGTTCTACCGCGTCGACCTCGGCGCCGCCAAGGCCGTCATCAAAGCCGTGTGGTCGCACAGCAGCAGCTCCTCCAGCATCCAGGTCGAAAACGTCATCCAGAAGTCCAGCAACGGCGTCGACTGGATCGACATTGGAGTCGTCACCAGCACCAGCAGCACCGTCATCGACAACTTTTATTTCGATGGAGAAGGCGACTTCCGTTATCTCCGCTTCATCGTCCGCGACAGCCGAACCAGCGGCGCCAACATCACGCAGACGACCAATTACATCGAGGTCTTCCAGCACATCCAAGCCTGGAGCGTCGGCCCCGCAGCTCGCCGCACATCCGCCCTGGCCGGCGACTCGATGCGCGGCAGCGCCTGGTCCTGGACCGTCAACAACATGGTCGCCCACCCGGCCCTCATGGAGGAAACCAGCTGGGCCGTGCCCCGCCTCGCCCTCACCGTCGGCCGCTACTACTGGTTCCTCTACGCCCCACAGACGGGCGCCAGCTCCACGTCGTACTGGCTGCTGGACTACGGCGTTGAAGCCACGAACGACGTGCTGCTGAACGCCGGCTTCGACGACTACCCAGCCACACCCGGCCTGCCGACCAGCTGGAGCAACGGCGGCACCCTGGCCAGCACGGCGTACACCCGCCTCGCCGCGCCCTACAGCGGCCTCTACGCCGTCCGCGTCACCGGCAACGCCGTCGGCACCGTCCTGCTGCAGCAGGACCTCGCCGGCCTGGTCGTCGGCACCCCGTACACGGCGCGCGTCCGTGTCGCCTCGAGCGCGACGACGTCTCCCGGGCGCCTGCGCATCCTCAACGTCACCGACGCCCTCGTCGTCGCCAGCGCCGTCGGCGGCGGCACGTCCGCCTTCGAGGAGCTGGCCGTCACCTGGACGCCGGTGGCCGGCAAGAGCTATCGCCTGATCCTGAGCCCCTACGACTTCGTGACCGGCGACATTCTCGCCAACGCCGTCACCCTCGACTTCGACGAGGCCGACGTCCACCCCACCGCCGCGGGCCTGCCCGGCGCCGCCCACGTCAGCTCGAACACCGGCAGCACCTGGGCCGCCGTCGCCGAAGGCGCGCAGCTGCGCCACACGACGGCGTTCAACAACCACGAGCTCGAGGCCGTCAGCAACGACGCCGCCAGCCAAGCCGTGTACGCCAACTTCGTGCCCGGCGGCATCCTCGCCGGCGGCCTCAAAGACGAGGTCCTGCAGACGCAGGACATGGTCGACAAGCTCGCCGCCGCCGAAGTGGCCGCCCGCAGCAGCCTGAAGCCCCGCCCCCTCGTCAGGATCCCACTGCGCTTCATCACGCCGGGCAACCAGGTCACGCTCAGCCCCGACTGGTTGCTCCCCACGGGCCTCAGCGGCGTCTACGACGTCCTGGAAGTGCACCACGACGTCATGGGCGGCATGACCGACCTGATCCTGAACGACCACCCGCCCCTCGACAGCCGCGCCGTCGAGGCGGGCCTCGCCTTCGCCACCGGGAGAACGATGTAAGATGACCATGAAGATCGGCCGCGTCAGCCTCCGAACGCCCGAGCGCGTGCGCCCCGTCCGCCGCAACAGCGTCGAGGACGCCAAGCTCCTCACCGGCTTCAGCAACCCCGCCAAGACCGGCGTGGGCGCCCGCGGCTTCATGGTGCACGGCAGCGAGCAGGGCACCAACGCGCAAACCCTCATCGACGCCCTGGACAAGGAAGCCGCCCGCATCGGCAGCATCTACATCATCGACGACAGCGGGCCCGCCGCCCTCCCCGCCGGGTACTACCTGATCGCCGACTTCCAGCCGGAGTACCCCAGCGGCGCGCCCCGCTACCGCCCGTACGACCTCACCCTCTGGGAATCACCGGCGCCCGTCGTCATCCGGCAGGGCGAAGACGACAACAGCGCCGGCAGCGACATCGCGGACGCCACCGCCGACGAGGGCTTCCACTGCGCCTTCACGCCCACCACGGCCGACAGCGTCCTGCTGCGTCCCGGCAGCTTCGCCGGCACCGAGGCGTTCAACCTGCCCGCCGGCAACTATCGCTGCATCGCCCGCGTCTACCAGGTTACGAACAACAGCGCCCTGTTCCGGTGGAGCATCCGCGACGGAAGCGACAACCTCATCACGGACGGCGCGCAGGTCGCCATCGGAGCAGCCGACCAATGGGTGGACCTCGACCTTGGCGTCCTGGCCGTGCCGCAGGCCAACGACCGCAGCAACTGGTACAGCTTGAAGGTGCAAGGCATCGCCGCCCAGCTCGGCCAGGTGCGCGTCGACCGCCTCATCTTTTACCCCGCGTGATCACCATGCCCGCCGGACCCTGCGAAGCCCACCGTCACCCGATGCAGGACACGAACAACCTGTGCGAGCTCGCCGCACCCAACGTGCACAGGGAGTACGTCGCATGAGCCGGTTGAGCATGGAGAACGGCGCCCTGGTGCTGTGGGACACCTACACCGCCACGACGCAGCTGGAGCCCGGCGACGCCGTCTATCTCAGCGGCCCGCTGCAGGTCGGCGCCAGCGGCGCCCCCAGCGACGACGTCGTGGGCCTGGCCTTCCAAAGCGCCTTCCCCGGCCAGCCGGTGCCCGTGGCGATCGCCGGCGTCCACCGCACCCGCGTCGTCGAGACCGTCGTGCGCGGCGACAGCCTCACCCCCAGCGACCTCCACCCCGGCCGCGCGCGCCGCCTCAACGGCGTCGGACCAGTCATGGGCCCCACAGCGCGCCGGCACGCCCTGGTCCTCGAGGACGCCGTCGCCGGCCGCACGCCCAAGGTCCAGCTGGTCCGGCAGTAGCGCATCACGCCGAAAGGACCGTAAAGGTCCCGCGGCGTGCCCTGACCTATGCCGATGGTCATCGACGGCGACAGGCTGGTACTCCGACAGGTCCTCATGGCGAACGACCCCATCAAGGGCGAGGTCTTCGAGGGCGACGCCCTCACGATGTTCGATGGCGGCGTCGCCGCGGCCGTCTCGGGCGACCGCGTCATCGGCCAATGCAGCGCCCGCGGCCCCAACACCGCCCCCATCGACTTCGTCATCGCCGGCCCCTGCAACTTCATCGCCGACGGTGCCATCGCCGCCAACAAGGCGCTGGTGCCCAGCACCACGCCCGGCCGCGTCAAGGCGTCCGGCAACAGCCCGCAGGACCGCGCCGTCGTGTGCGGCGTCAGCGTCGAGGCCGCCACGAGCGCCGGCCAGGTCTTCAAGGGCATCCGCGCCTGAAGACCGCCGCTTCGGCAGCCCTAAGAACGACTCCCCCACCTTCTCCACGCCATGGCGGATTTGGGTCCACGCATCGAGGCCATCCGGGACGGCGACTGGATCAAGCACCTGGCCGCTGAGCGCGTCACCAGCTGGTACCACAACCCGCGCCTCTACGCCTGGCTGCGCCGCCGGCGCCTGCAGCTCTTGAAGCCGCTGCTGGACTTCTTCGCGCCCCGCGCCTACGCCTGCCCGGACAAGGACGGCATCCCGGACGCCGACGACCTCGTCCGCTGCAAGCAGAGCACCTACGACGCCGCCGTGCGCGCCGCCCAGCGCATCGCGCGCGGCCTGCTGCCCGTCGACCGCTTCGACCTCGACGCCTTCATCACCGTCTGGCATGAACGGCTCCACTGCAAAGTGCCGTGGCAGGGCACCGTGCCGGAAGCCACCTACCGGGAGGCCGCCGAGATCTACGGCCACCCCACGGGGGCCATCCCCGGTTTCCTGCACGCCCGCCGCCGCCAGTACGCCGTCAACAGCTTCACCGGCCTGCTGCGCCGCCGCCTCGAACCCGAGGGCACGCTGCTCGAGACCGCCACCTGGATCCTCATGCGGCACGCGCAGCGCGAGCTCAGTTGATCCTGAAGGGTCCAGGGCGCGATTCGGTAGCCCTTTAGACGCCGCCGGAGACTTCAGGACCCAGATGCGGCCCGTTCCCCGACGCCTCAGCGCCCTCGTCAGTGTCGGCGGCATCTTCGTCGGCGCCCTCGTCATCATCGCCACCGTCAACCAGGGCGCCCCACCCGCCGCCTTCCTGCCCGCCGGCGACAACGCCCTCACGGATCCCGGCGACCCCGCCGTCGTCAGCGCCGGCTTCGACGCCTTCCTCGTCCAGAGCGGCACGGAACGCCCATACGCCGGCAACGGGCCGCCCGGCATCCGTCTGCACGTCGAATCCCGCAGCGGCGTCACCAGCTGGACGCTGCACGGCTGGGCCAACGAGACCACGCCGCCGCCCACGCCCACCCAGATCTGCGACAAGAACGGCGTCTTCTTCGACGCCTACGATTGGACGTATGAATCGGACGGCTCCGCCAACTCGAACCG